GGGAATCTTTTCTACACGGGCTTTGAGTTCAGCGGCTTCCTTGGCAAGCTGTTCATTGGTTTGTTTGAGGGACTTGATGAAACCAGGCTTCTTTTCATCGTCAATCAATGACGCTTTGGTTTCTGGTTCTGGTCGGTTATTCTCCGCAACTTTTAGGGAATCTTTCTCCGCATCAATACGATCTTGGAACTGCGTAGTATCTTGATTCAACTTCTCTGCCATCTTTTTGAAAAGATCAGAAGGATTTCCCTTGGGGGCTTCCTTGATGTCAGCCTTAAAAAATGAATCTGCTTTTTTAACAGCGGCTTCCCTTGCGGCTTTATCCGCTTCACGTGCGGCTTGAGCATTGATGGTTGCTTGTGTTTGTACAGGTTCGGCAATGGCAGTTTCAGACATGGTATTTATTGGTTTTTGTGGTTACTTGCGGAGTGAGAGTTCTTCTTCAGACAATGTTTCATCCAAGTCTGGATCAATATCTGGTTTCTTATTGTTTAACTTTACAGAGGATTTCATGGATGTTTCAACAGAATTAAAGGTATTCTGTTCAGCATCATTTGCATAATCCTGCAATGCTCTAAATACTGCAACTACTGTTGCGTGATCTTTATTTACTAATTCCTCGTAGATTGCGGTTTTTAGTTCGCTATATCTTTTGTCGTTGATGAGTGCGGCGGCGAGGTTAGTTACGTTTGGGTTATCCATTCTGTTGTCCAATTTGCGGGTTGCTTTGTGTTACTGCTTCCTGCCCCTGTATGGCTTGTTGTTGAGCCATCATGTCTTGGGCATTCATCTGTTGTTGCTGATCAAGCTGTTGTTCATGTTGATCCTGCATGATCGTTGAATCATGTGCGGCTTTCGCACGACGAATTTGAATCTCGTTTGCGGCTTTTGCCCTCTTGGTGGCAAGATCAGTAGCAACTCTCTCCATCGCATTTGAATTGTGGAGTTGTGCTTTCTGTGCCATAGCCGCAAGTTTGATGTTCTCTTTCTTCTGCAAGCTATCGGTTTGGATAGCTTCCTTGGCAACAAGTGCCTGTAGCTTGATGGTGTGAGGATCTTGATCCCCTCCCTGACCTTGCTGTTGCTGACGAGACTTCTCAATCTGTGCAAGCTGGCTACCAAGCTGATCAACACCACGTTGAAGCTGTTGCATCTGCTGTGCAAATCCTTTTGCCAATGCTTTCTTTGTGGGATCTTTCTGAATGAATCCGAGGTGAGCAACCATGTGCGGCCCCTTGAATCGCATGAGGCAAGCATAGATGTCTCGCATAAGTTCCACAGCTTCATCTGGAATTTGCTGTGCGGCTTGACCACGGGTAGGAGTCTGTTGATTGACACCGCTAGATTGCAGGGCGGCTTCTGCTTCCTGTATGGACATTGCGGCATCTTGGAAGTGTGCCTTGAAATGCTCGACATGATTTTGGTCAGGATACACTTGAAAGTTGGCGGGATTTCCCTTGGGATCAGTCATGCCAATGTTTTCCATGGAGATGATTCCCTTTTCGTCAGGAATATCAACCGTAGTCTGTTTGATGTAGCGATTGACATTTTGACGACCATTGAGTGCGGCAATTGCATCGGCAATAGCGTTGGCTTGACCCTCATTCATTGGGGTCATTCCTGTAAGCGAAACAGTCTGTTGAGCCGCCATCAGCTTGTAGGAAGGACTTCCAGAACCAGAAAGCATATTGCTCTCAAGGTTTTCAATGTTCTCCCACTTCCATGCTTCTTCTGGAACTCCATTCTCTTCCATGAAGTCTATAAACTTTTGTTTCAGCTTGTATCCGTAACCACCTTTTGTGGTTCTGCTCATGCGTTTGTAAAGCATCTTGAGCCATCGGGTTTGGTTATCGTTGAAACGACGAATTTGTGTACCCTGTAGCTTTGCCGATTCAGCGGCATCCAGTTGCGCTTCACCCTTGGTACGAGCCTTTCCACCCCTGTTTGCCATGCCAATATTGTACGCACCAATTCCTCTATAAAGGTCGGCTTGATAGAACTGGATTCCAGCAAGGATTTCTTGGAAAGGAATGTTTACGGAAACTTGATGAGGTTCAACATCTTGTGGAAGAACCATCCAAGGCATCCACTCCATTTGCTTGAGTTTTTTGGTAGCTTCAGCAGAACCACCCTTAAACATGAGACGTGTATTCCAATCAACGGAATCCATGAAACGATTCATGTGGATGTCATAGGCACGACATTGAATGAAAACTGCTTCAGCAAGACCTTGGATCTCATGCCAAATACCAGAACCAGTAGAATCGGTCATGGGAGCAATGATGTCTGCCCAACCATCTTCATCTTTTTCTACCCAATCTTTCTTGTAATACAGGAAACCAGTTTGGTCACGATACTCTTCTTCAGTAAGATCCTTGCGACCATTTTCTTTATAGCCAAGAACAAGACCTCCATAGTTCTGGAGAAGTAGCATCTTGGAAATGCTTCCATTGAACTCCATAATGTAAAGTTCATATAACTCAATGCGAAGCGTGTAGAGTCGGGAAAGATTCATGTTGCCAGAGGCAACGTCTCGCAACCATTCCGTATTGGTATAGGTGTTGCGGTAATTGGTTGTAAACATTCGCAGGGCATCAACACAAGCCCAGAAGTTCCACCCCATATCTGTGGCGTGTTGTTCTGCCTTTTGGGGATCTTCCTCCCCGCCCGTAATCTTGAGCCAGAACTCAAGTGGGGTGTAGCTACGTTTGATGCAAATCTCACCCAAGTTCGTGAGATCGGCGTATGTTTTATCTGGAATCAGAACATTGGAGTTATGGAAACTTTTTGTAGGCCATCCATCACGATCCTCTGCAATTTCAAATCCCTTTCCATAAAGGGTCATTTCTTCAACATCTAGTTCGACGTTGTAGTTATACGATGACCATGAGCGAAGCATTCTATCAAATCCAACGCTGATAAGATTACTCCAAATTCCTTTTTCGGTTGGATTGCCAATTTTGGTGGTAATGTTTGCGGCGGTATTTCGCTCCATTACCATGTCCACAAAGCTGGACTTCTGATTATCCACGATGAACTTCATTTGACGGAATGGCACATTGCTCATTCCTTGAAGTTGACGGGAAGCTACTTGGCTATAATCGGTTGGAGGAAAACCTTTATAACATTTGTAGATGCGTCCCCATTTGCGCTCACGACCAGCATTATCCAAACGAAGATTCCAGCAAATTGTAAAAGCATCGTTGGCAGTTTGAACCCTGCTTGTAGGGGCAACGCCATTAGAATTGATTGTGTTGAATCCCCATGAGGAGACCCCTTCACGATTAACGATCTTTTTAGTTTTTGCCATTACCCGATTGCTTTGTTTAATGCCTCACGGCGGCGTTGACAAGATGGACAATTCTTTGCCCTTGTTTCCAATTGGGCATTGATGCCAAATGTAGAAGCAACCTTATCACCGAGATGAGCAAATTTGTGAATTACGTTTGCGACCGCATCGCCAGCCTCTTGCCAACAATACTGACCAGCAATACGCTGACAAATTTGTTGCTCGACTAAATAATCTAAATTGTCGGGAATGGCAACATTCTTATTAGTCATGTCTGACTTAATCTTTTGAATGAATTGCCTCCCAAATGTAAGATCCATTCCGTTTACACGATAGGTGTTACCCTTATCGTCGCTGTATTGATACCAAAGACCGCCAGGGATTGCCTCGTTAGGGTTTTTGAGCTTCATGTGAAACCAAATGCTTGCCCATATTTATAAAATAAGTCAAACTTTTATTCTTCATGGAATACAAAGGATTGGTTTTAGACCCACCAGCAGATACAACCTACGGACTTTCTTTTCTTGAGACTGTTCCACAGTTCATTCGTGAGCTTACTGCTTATCGCTTGACCCGTGGGGAGTTTGGAAGGCGTGAGCGAATAAAAATGGATTTGAAATTGGAGAATACAACCCTAAAAAACCCTGCACAACACATGATCAACTGCTTTCAGTTGATTTATGGTAACGATGTATTGCTCCATTCGCAGGGAATACCCAACAATTATGCCCTAGACATCATAAATTTGTTCTGCAATGAGAACGATTGGGGTATTGCGGGATGTGCAAGTAGTGGAAAAACCTTTTCTGTGGCGGCTTGTATCGTGATTGATTGGCTTTGCGCTCCAGATTGCACATCAACATACGTTGCATCTACGTCTCTTGATGCTTCTGAAGATAGATTATGGGGCAAGGTTTGTACTCTTTATCGCATTGCAATGCGTAATTTACAGGCGAAATTTGGCAAAGATACGAGCATTGGAAACCTTGTTGAGTACCGAAGGATGATTGTTTTTGAGTCAATAGACACCAAAGATTCTGAACGAGACTATACCAATGCCATAAAAGCATTGGCTTTTCCCCGTGGAGGAGAAGGAAAGCGTTCTGTGGAGAATACAAGAGGTAGAAAGAATGCCAGAATGCGGTTATTTTTGGATGAGTTGGCTGAAATGGATCTCTACGCATTGGATACCCGTGTCAACCTTGGAGCAAATCCCGATTTCATATTTGGTGGCATGGCTAACCCGTCTAATACTGCCAATAATCCCCATACGGAGTTGTGCCAACCAGATGATCCAATGGAATGGGAGTCTGTAAATAGATATACCCATCAATGGAAAACCAGAACTGGAGTTGCGTTGCATCTTTCTGGTGAAGACAGCCCAAATTTCCTTAAACCAGATGCAGAAATACCCCCATTTGATCGTTTTCTTACCGTTGAAGGAGAAGCGGCTACCCTAAAAAGGTGCTATGGCAATAAAAATGCCCTAGAATACTGGCGAAATGTCTATGGTTGGTGGCCCGATTCCTCTGTAGAACTCACAATCTTCTCAAAACAATTCATCCAAGCCTGTGATATAGCATGGGAACCTGTTTGGAGTGATAGAACAAAGGTAGTTTGTGGCTTTGACCCTGCATTTACGGCTGGTGGAGACAGATGTGCGGCTACATTTTGTCGTTATGGCCCAAATGATACAGGTAGAAGAGTTGGTTTTTATCTTGGAACAAGAGAATATAGTTCTTCTGTGGGAGATGTTTTTGAAGAAAGCATTGCAATGCAATTGGTTAAAGATTGCATAAAGTATGGGGTTCATCCAAGGGACTTTGGATTGGATATTTCTGGTGATGGAGGAAAGATGATGAGGGCCATTATCATTGAGTGGAGTAAATTCCATCCAGAAGCTATGTTTGTATTCCCCATTTCTTCTATGGCAATGCCCACAGAGAGAAAAATCAGCAATTTGGATAAGCGAACCTGCAAAGAAGCCTATGATCGTCTGGTTACGGAGTACTGGTTTGCCGTACATACCGCCATGTCAACGAAAAGTTTAGTTGGCATAGATGTGGAAAAGCATACCCAAATGGTAAATGAGCTTTGCTCTAGGCTTTACTACCACAAGGGTAGAAAGGTTGCTGTTGAGAAAAAGCTGGATATGAAAGCCAGAATTAAGAAATCACCCGATTTGGCTGATTCCATGACCTACGCAGTCCAAATGCTACGCAGGGCGGGACTAGAGTTTAATTTTGAAGAAGAAGCAGAGTCACTTGACATCCTTGAAATTCAAGATTGGGAAAACCGATTGGTTCACAGCAAGCACAATTCTGAAGAGCAAATTGAAAACGATGAATGGGGATATGGTGGAAGAGGTTGTGATGACGATGGCTTTTGATGCTTGACGCATTTTGAATCTTTGATACTTTTTCCATATCTGAATGGTGAAGCATTCTGGTAAAACTTTCCTCCTCCAAAAAAAGCCCCGCTGTAGTGCTTCACCACTCGGCGGGGCTTGCCCGTTATAGCAAGTGAGGATGGGCGTGTATTCGTAC